CTAAGGAACAACAGGCGCAGGCTTCGGGGCGTGGTGGGTAGTAGAGACGTTTTTTCCGGCTTCAAGGCGTTCAATGGTGTGGCGTGCTTGTTCCAGTTGTTCGCGGAGTCGCCCGATTTCCTCAGCTTGTCGGAGTAGCTTGTCGTCCCGTTGTTGAAGCAAGGGGTCAAATTGCTTAAAAAATTCAACGAGTGAGGTATCCCCGGAAATTCTGACATTATCGGCCATGGACTGGTTAGGGGCGCACATCTCCCCTACTCCGGTCAGAAGCCACATAGCGTTAACGTCGTAAGTTCTTACGATTTTTTCTAAGACGTCGGCTTTTGGGGTCGTTCCATTGCGGTAAGACCGTATAGTCCCCTCGCTAACACCAAGATTTTTAGCCGCTAATGAGTTGTTGTCGGCGGCGAAATGCTTAACTATTTGGGCAATTCTCTGGTGAATTGTATTGCTATGATTGTCTAAATTTTCATTCATGCTCGTAAAAAGTTGCGAAAATATTTTTTATATGTCGTAGGAAATTACGAACTTTGCAGCGTGTTACTTGTAACGCCGCGGTAAAGTTACGAAAAAATCGTGATTTTCCACGAATGTAGAACCCTATAAAGTAAAAGGACATGGAGCATTTTATAACAGCTACCAAGGAAACCCGCGAATTTATAACAAAGGCTTTTCGCGGTATTTCCCGACAGACCCTTTGGCGTGCGCTTCGGTTTGATGACATAAACAAAGGCACAGCCACAGAACGCAGAATCCGTAAAATGGCGCTGAATAGAGGCGGCATTATCATGGTGACGGCTCCGCAAATGGAGACCATGCACGACGCTGACGGTTATATGCGTCAGTATTTCCCTAATGGTGCAATGCTGGAGGCTGACAAGGCAACTGGTGTCGTAACAATTTACGACCGCAACGGGGAGGTCGTCGCTGAACAACATAACGTAGCAATCAACCAAATCGGAGAACTCCAAAACAAGGCAAAAAACGCGTGACCTATGGAGACAGTTAACGGAAAAATTTGTATAAGCCACGCGGAGCTGACAGGGCGCATTATCACGACCTCCAATCTTAACGCATTAGTGCGTAAGGGTCAGGTCAACCAAGTGCGCAAGGGCGGCAATGGGCGCACGGCGTTGTATGCCGTTGACAGTTTGCCCCTGAAATGGCGCACGGAGGTTTACCGCCGTTATCCTGACTTGCAGGAGCGGGCCGAAAGCAAAGAGTTTGTCGACACTATCGAGCCGGACGCAAAGGCGCTTGACTATTTCCAGACCTACAAACTGGCCGACGGGCGAAATTTGCCCGAGGACAAAGTGCTGGAGTATGCGAGCAACGCGGCAGTTATGAACGCTTTCCGGCGTTGCTGGGAGGCTCATGTAAGCAAGCGGCAGCGCACAGGTAAAAAGGCCGTGGCCGCTAAAGAATTTTGGGCGCGAGCCGCGGCAGCGCTCCCGAGATTGGCCGACAGTTTCCCCCATTCATTGCCCGGGAGCGCGCGCCGTCTGCAAATGAAATTTCAGGAGTATTTGCAGCAGGGTTATGTGTGCTTTATCTCCGGCAAGTATCTGAACGGCAACGCCGCCAAGGTAGCCGACGAGGAACAGGAGCAAGTGCTGACCGCTCTACTGGCTCACCACAACAACCTCCCCGACACATTGGTCTGCGAGGGTTACAACCGCTTTGCAGCAGCCAAGGGGTGGAAATCCATAACCGCTGGAGCGGTAGCCGTGTGGCGTGAGAAGCTGGGCACCGTGATAAGGGCCGGCCGTTTGGGAGTGTCGAACTTCCGCAACAATGTGACAATGCAGGTGAAGCGCAGCCGCCCGACAACCCCGTTCCTGATGTGGTCGCTTGACGGCTGGACTGTGGAGCTGCTCTACCAGACTACCAAGACCGACAAAAAGGGGCACAATGTGACAACCTACACCAACCGCCTGACTATGGTTGTAGTGCTTGACGTATTCAATAACTACCCGATAGGCTACGCGATAGGCACGCACGAGAGCCCGGCGCTGATTAAAGAGGCTTTGAGAGACGCAGCCCGCCACAGCCGAGAACTGACCGGCGAAATGCTCCGGGCCACGCAAGTGCAGAGCGACCGCTACGCGATTAAGACCATGCACGATCTTTACGCCGTAATGGGCGGCAAGGTGACACCGGCACAGGCGCACAACGCCAAGGCCAAGCCCGTAGAGCCTTACTTCAACTATCTAAATACGCGCTATTGCATTAGGTGTAACAACTGGTCGGGCTTCGGTATTACCAGCAACCCGAAGCGACAGCCGAACAGCGACGCGCTGAACCGTATGCGCCACCACTTCCCCGACGAAGCAGGCCTCCGCACCCAGATTAACGAAATGATGAGACTGGAGCGCATGGCGAAATATGAGGAGTTTATGGCCGGATATGGCAAGTTGAAGACTGAAAACCGCTTACCGCTGAGCCGTGAAACCTATCTGCTGAACTTCGGGGCAGAAACGGGCTTTAAGAACGTGCTCGAGGGCTGCGGACTCCGCCCCACCATTTTAGGGGTCAAGCGTGATTATGATTGTTTTGATCTGACATTCCGCGACCATGCCGCCGAGCGGTGGACGGTATTGTATGATCCTGACGACCTCACGCAAGTGCTGGCCGTGAATGAAGCAGGCACACGCCGCTACATGCTTGAGGAAAAGTATGTGCAGCCAATGGCCTTAGCAGACCGCCAAGAGGGCGACGCCCAGCAGCTTGAACGAGTGCGCGACTTTAACAAGCAAATAGAGGCACACGCCGCTCAGCGGTTAGCCATTGCGGGGCACACGGCGCAGCAGATAATCGAGGGCACCCCGGCGCTTCGCGGCAGCATAGAGGACCGCCTGCTGATAACCGACAGCCGAGGCCAACACAAGGACCGCCGGAGCCAAAAGAGGCTGACCGCCGCCGACATTGACGCGCTGGAGGTGGAAGCCATAGAGGTACCGATAACAGCACACGGCGACAGCGACACAGAGGAATTTAATTACAGCAACTTCTAAACAGTAAAAGGACATGATAACAACAGACGAGAAAAAACAGATATGCGACCAGCTCCGCGCCTACTGCGAGCAGAAAGGGAGCCAGAACAAAGCGGCCACCGCTCTGAAAGTGAGCAGCGCGACCGTTAGCAAGATATTGGCCGGCAACTGGGAGACCATAGCCGACGAAATGTGGCGCGGCATAGCCGGGCAAATCGGCGGAGTCAAAGCCGGACAGGCCGAGGGGTGGCAGTTGGTGCCGACCCGGGCATACAACGCAATGACCTTTGCGCTGGAGAACGCACAGCGCGACAGTCTTGTAATGGCCGTTATCGGGAGCGCCGGAAGCGGCAAGACCGAGGCTGTAAAGAACTACACCGCCACCGGGCGCAATGTTTACCACCTTGTTTGCTCCGAGTATTGGAACCGGCGCACGTTCATGGCGAAAGTGTTGCAGACAATGGGCGTGGCATACAGTGGCAACACCGTGGCCGACATGATGGAGGCTATTGTTGACACGTTGAAGCGCAAGGAGTCGCCGCTTATAGTTCTGGACGAGGCCGACAAGCTGAGCGACCAAGTGCTCTACTTTTTCATTAGCCTGTATAACCAGCTCGAGGACCACTGCGGCATTATCCTGACCGCGACCAGCTACCTGCGCGCCCGGATTGAAAAGGGGCTGCGCCTGAACCGCAAAGGCTATGCGGAAATTTTCAGCCGCATAGGCCGCAAGTTCGTGGAGCTCCCCCTGCACAACAGCGAGGACGTGGCCGCCGTATGCGTCGCCAACGGCGTGAGCGACAGCAAGACAATAAACAGCATTATAGACGAGGCCGACGGCGACCTGCGGCGCGTTAAACGCTCCGTGTGGGCCAAGGTGAAAGGGGGTGCGCGATGATAAGGGCCACAGTCAAGTACCACACTAAGCGTCCCCCAATTTGGGCGTTGTCGCTTGTGGTTAGTTTGGGGATAGACCCAAAAGAATTGTGGAACGACTACCACAAGGAGGAGTTATTAAGCGCATTAGATACACATATAAGACTGTTCAAATACAAGCGCCGTAACGCTATGCAACCGCTAAAAGCGCACCGTATTGAGCACGCGGACGACAGTATTACAGTCTATACAATGCAAGGTAATCCATGTGTGACATTTCAAATTGAAAAGGTATGAGCAAGCAGAACAAACGCACAGAAATAAGCTACAAGGTCTATAACACTATTTGCGAGTGTGACGACATGGGGCAGGCTCTGGAGGTGCTAACCGACACAATCGTGGCAACCATTGCCGGAAACATCAAAGGCAAGACCGACCAAGCGCTCATAATGGGCGCTTGCATACGGCGACTAAGAGAATATAAAAAACAAATTCAAAAATGAAACCTTACCCCGTAACACTGAAATATAGCAGCACTTTCGAGCTAATGCCCGGGTGGGTGCCCGAGGTGTTGCAGACATGGCTCGAGGAGGGCTGGACGTGCGACATAACAGTTAAACGGACAACGCAGCCGCTTACAGGTCGCCGGGTGCTTGTAGTGAAAATTACCGCCAGCACTTCCGAGGATTTGGCGGCAAAACGAAAAGCATTAAACAAGATGATTGAGGCCAAGGGGTACGGTCCCAATGTGCTGAGACTTCGGCCAAAGATGAAATAACGAGAGAATGAGCAGAGCGATAAGCAATCAAAATGTGCTTGCAGCGCGGTTTGAGACGGTGGAGTTTGCCGGTGAATGGCTGGCGAGCTTCGGCCGTCCCGAGCTTCGCGGAACGTGGATAATATGGGGCGGCTCCGGCTCCGGCAAAACCACGTTTACGCTCATGCTCTGCAAGTATCTGGCGAACTTTGGGCGCGTGGCCTACAACAGCCTCGAGCAGGGGTTGAGCCTATCACTGCAAAAGGCATGGGAGCGCGTCGGAATGGGCGAAGCCGGCAACAGTGTGATCCTGCTGAACAAAGAGGAACTCCCCGAGCTCCGGGCGCGTCTGAACAAGCGCAAAAGCCCTGAAATAATCATAATTGACAGCGTGCAATATCTGGACGGCTTCAACTGGGCCAGCTTTAAGAAGCTCAAAAGAGAGTACCCCGATAAACTGTTTATTTTCATAAGTCAGGCCGACCGGGCAGGCAAGGATCCGGACGGCAAGTTGGCCGGAAAAATCCGCTATGACGCCGAGATAAAAATCAAGGTTGAGGGCTTCAAGGCATTTGTTACGACACGCTACGAGGACGCAGAGCGGGGCGAGGGCGGCGCGGACTTCATAATCTGGGAGCAGGGCGCGGCAGAGTATTGGGCAGAACAATTAAAGTAAATGACAATGGCGAAAAAGGAAAATAAAACAATGGACCAAATCCACAAAGGGCTATTAAAGCGTTATCACACCCTTTGCACGGTGCTGGGGCTTGATGATGAAGCCAAGCGCGCGATCCTGACAAGCTGGGGCGTTGAGAGCAGCCGCGACCTGAGCCAACACCAGCTCATAGACATTTGCGCCAAGCTGAGCGAGCAGGTGGACGAGAAGCAGGGCACGGCCAGACTTGACAAACTGCGCAAGCAGGTAATTGCCGCGATTGGCGGCTGGCTTCGGCAGACCGGGCAGCCCGAGAACGTGGCGAAGATCAAAGGTATTGCAGAGCGTGCGAGTGGTTACAGCGACTTCAACAAAATACCCCGCGAGAGGCTGCGCAACCTCATAGCGACATTTAACAACAAGGTAAAAGACGCCCGGGCGGTTGACGCTTTGACCGACGCGCTGCTCATGCAGCACTACACGACCCCCGGCAGTTTTGACCCCTCAAACAATTAAGAGAATGAAAGAGAAAACTAAAAAGAACCTGCGCAAAGTATGCCTCCCATTCTGGTGGGCATGGATAGCAATAGCCGTTGCGGTGTTCATGGGCGGTCTGTTGCTGGAGATGGTGGCGTGGCTGCTGGTAGGCAAGCCCGGAGAAGCCGGCAAACTAATAAAAGCGCAATTCAAAAAGTGAAACAATGAAAGAACTTGAAAAGATTAAAGAGATGATTAAAGAGCAGACGGCGCACATGAGCGAGAACGCCCGGGCCGAGCTGCTGGATGATCTGGCGTGGTGGGCTTCGCAAGAGGCCGGGTCGCTCAACTTCGAGAGTCCCGACGCCGAGGACTACGACAACTAAGGAGCTGGGCCGGTGTAAAAGGACAAACACCGAAACAGTTAAACACAATTTAATAACCACTTAAACACCATTTACCGATGAGTGAAAAGACCCAAGTTACCATGACGGCGGAACAGCTCGCCAAGTGGGAGGCTTTTCAGGAAGCCGAAAAGAAAAAGGAAGCGGCAGAGCGCCGCAAACAGCAGCGCGAGACTTACGCGCAATTAGTGGACCAAGAGCTGGAGACCGCGCTCCCCGAGCTCCGCAGCCTGAGCGAACAGATTAAGACGGTAAAAGATACCGTATTCGGCAATTTTGACACTGTGCTCAAAATGAAAGCCGAGGTCGTGGGCTTCAAGGAGGATGGGCAATGGTCGCACACATTCACCAACCAAGACAGCACCATGCGCCTGACATTAGGCGTTAACACCGTTGACGGCTGGGGCGACATGGTAACGGCCGGCATTGCAATGGTACGCAAGTACATTGAAAGCCTTGCGACCGACGCGAAAACCAAAACGCTTGTGCAGACCGTTCTCCGGCTGCTGAGCACTGACAAGCAGGGCAACCTCAACGCCAGCCGTGTGCTCCAGTTGCAGAAACTTGCCGACGAGAGCGACGACGACCAGTTCAAAGAGGGTGTGAAAATTATTCGCGAGAGTTACCAGCCGACGGCCACACGGCGCTATATCCGCGCCCAGTACCGCGACAAAGGGACCGGCGCTTGGCGTAACATACCGCTTGGCATTACAGACGTGGATCTTCTGACCGAGGAAGAAAAAGCCCCGGAAGCGACCGCAGAGGCGGACGAGACCGAGGCAAAGGCAGAGCCTTAAAAAGACGCCGCGCCAGCGTGCGAACCGAAGCCGCTAACCGCCAGCGCTGAGCCTGATGTAAAAGGACAGTGCAAAGTTAGTAAAAATCGGTGAGAATGACAAGCAAAAAGCGACATAAAAGCACGCTGGCGCGAGCTGCAAAAATCAAGGCTGTCACGGCCTTGCATTACGAAGCGGGCAACCAAGCCAAATGTTACGCGGCAGTGTGGCGGCGCTATATCGAGCCCGAGTTTGGCATTTGTTACCGCACTTATCTAAATTTGCTGGGCGTTGACCCGGACAAAGAGGAACGAAACCGCGACACCGCCCCCTCCCTGTTTGATGATTGGTGAAAATAAACACCCCTGACGGACGCAAGAGCCGCCGGGGGTGTTGTTGTATTAGTCGGTCTGTTTAATGGCCGCAGAGAGGCCGAGAACGCGCGAGGGCGGCCGCATAGCGGTGATGTCCTGCACCCCGCAGATGTAACGCTCCACATTTTCCCATATTTCGGTGTGTGCGTGGTTTGTCGCCGAGGTGGTGAGCATGAAGCCGGAGAAATGGGGGCCGCGCAGTCCTTGCATTGCGGCGTTGATACGGTCGAGGAGGTCGAACACCTCAAAGGCTTCAGGAATGTGGGGGTCGTTGTGGCCGTGTGTCAGCACGGCACGGGTGAGGACATGAAGCCGGAGGGCGAGCGAGCCACGGCGGGCGCCCATTCCCTGCTGCTTCCACTCCACAGCTTCAAACTCCACGAACACCGCCGGGAGCGGATAGACGGCACCGCCGGAAAAGTGCGAGCCGTCGTCGTTCCAGAGGTCCACGAACTCCACGCCCGGAACAGCGGCCACGGCTTCGGCCACAGCGTAAAAAATTGCTTTTCTCATTGTCTTAAAAATTCAGTTAGTTGTAAATTGAATTTGTCGAGGTTGCTCTGGATAACGTCGCGGATCAATTTTTGCGTTTCCGGGCCGTCGCCGATAAACTGGCGTTGCGGGATTTTGATAACCTGCCCCACTTTCATAAGGGCCATATATTTCCAGCCGACCTCGCCTGTTTCCTTGAACTTCGCCCAAAAGAAGCGTTTCATTTTGCCGGTAACGGTGATTGTCCCGCCCTCATTGTGCAGGGCCGTGTAAGGCTCCGAGGAGGTAAAGCGCACGCCGTCGCCGGACACTTCGCCCTGTGTGGAGCGGCGCATTGCCCCGGACTGCATGAGGAGCGAGCCACGCGCGTAATCGTGTGCGCGAGGCTTCCACTTGTCGGAGAAAAAGCCCTTACGTTCAAAGTTGCGGTCGAACTCGTCGGAGAGCTCCACGCGCATATCTTCGAGAATATCGGCCTTTAATTGCTTGGGGTCGAGCATTTAATTGGTGTTTAAGTGTTGTTATACCAGAATAAATTATTAAATTTGCGGCTACAATGGGACATATTATCGATAAGGAAATAACGCAACCTTACATGTGTGAGGACTGCAAGCATTTTCGGCGTGGGCTTACCTGTGCCGCTTTTGACTTTATCCCGTCTGAAATCATAGAGGACGGGGCAGAGAGTCACGACCATATATTGCCCGGACAAAAGGGCAATTTTGTATTTGAACCCAAGGGGGAGCGCGAGAAAATGCGCGTTTATTTGCTTGATGAAGATTGATGTTTTTCTTCATATAGTTTTTTAATGATATTACCCACCGCGACCGCTATTGGCCGCGGTTTTTCGTTGTTAAGATATTCGGACCACGCCTCAGCGATGAACTCAGCGGCATTTTTATTGCCATAGGTTGAGAGTACCTCGGTAATGTGCGCTTTGCCCTTGCTGTGTTCCTGATTGAACAGCTTGAGAAAGTCTGCATTTGAGCGGAGGCCCAGCAGGCGGTCAATCTCATGGCCCAGCTCATGGTCAAAAACCGCTTTAAGAGTACCGCAGCCGGGCGGGTGCCACTTGCTTTTAACATCGCTGGCGAGTGACTTATCTATTTTTTCGCCAGCCCATGAGGTGTTAAAACAAATACCGCTTAAACCGTACTGCTTGCCATATCCGTGAGAATAGGCATAACAACCGGGACTTGCACAGGCTTTGCGGGCGTATTTTTTAGCCATATCCAGCAGGAGGCTTTCACGTTGTCCCGGGTATAGTCGTTTGTATTCCTCAAACAGCGCGGAGGTCATTAACTCAGTACGACCGCGAATGGTACCGACAAACAACGTTTCTTTTTTTAGTTCCGGCCAACATTGAAAATGGCGCTCCACGCTTCGGAAAATAGACTCAATTTGTGCCATATTGGTTTTAGTAAAGCCTTTTAGGGAGCAGTTAACGCCGAGTTTGTCGCGGAAAAATTGCTCAGCTTCGGCCACTGTTTTAGGGGTCCACTCCGCAGGTGTGTAGCCCTCAATGGCCTGCTTTACCTGCTGCGGCTTCGGCCCTTTGAAATATGGGTGCTTGGCTGGAAACAGTTCTAATGTTTTGCCGGGATTGAAGCGGAAAATCTGCTGTTTGGCCGCTTCGGTGCAGTTGTTGCCCCGGAGCATGGAGAGGGCCGGGTCGCTCTGGGGATATTTGCCCTTGCGGACCTGTACCGCCGTACAGCGACAATTCCAGCCATTGGGCGGCAGATACATTTCCCAGAACGGGTCAGAGGGTGGCAGCGTCGTGTTATGTAGAATGGCGTGATCCTCACGCACACGGTCGTCCATGGCCGTGCGGTATTGCAGGTCGTATTTGTCGCCGTCGGCTTCAATCTTTTGCCAGCGTTCAGCCATAAGAGAAGCCCCGACCGCGTGGTTATATTCCGCATAAAGGTAATTGTGGTTATATTGGTTGTTGACTTTTTCCACGTCGCGGCGGAACTGCTCAAAGGGCTTTATTTCGCCGGTGTCGGTAGTGAGCGACAAGCCCACCTCGCGGAGCGTGTGGTAAGCCTTGAAGCCGGAGAAAATAAAAGCATTGTTTTCGAGGGCATGGCGCACCGTTTCCGGCACCTCATAGGAGACGCCGGAGGAAATGGCGCGGTTAATCTGCTTGAGAGTCTCTGCGATGAGGCGGCGCGCTTCGGGGGTGGAAAGTTGCGACGCGTCGAAGCCACCGGCATTATAGACCATGCCGGCAGCGTCAAAAAATGCCGTGTCGTCAAAATCGGGCTTGTCTGGCGCGTCTGCGAGTCGCAGGAGGTCGTCGCTATACAAATCGCCCAAAGCGGCGTTAAACGCGAGATATGAGCGCCGCAGCCCGGCCACTCCCAGAAGCGACCGGGTGCGGCTCAGTCGAAAAAACGGTCGGGCTGTGTTTTGGCTTCGCGCGGAGACTCCACCGGGATGCCGAGTGTTTCGGTGATGTGTTCGCCCGGCACGTTGAAATATTCAAGTACGAGGCGCAGGTTTTCGCGGTTTTCAGCCGGAGAGAACGCGGCGGCATTGTTCCACTGGAAGCGCAGGCCCTTGACCGGGAAGCCGTGCAGGACCATGAGCGGGAGGAGCCGGCCGTTGATGATGTGGGCGCACATTGTGGCGTCGCTTTCGGTGGTGCGCTCAAAAATTTCAAGGTGCACTTCTGACTGCGAGAGCGAGGAGCCGGAGTCAATAGTCATTGTTTGATTTAACACCACCTTAGACAGTTCGGAGTTACAGCGGTCCACGCGGCGGTCATAGACGTTGTAAGCGTCGCCGCGGCTGCTTTCCTTAATTTCAATTTCGGTGCCGTCGCTCGCCACGATGTACTGAGCCGCGCCCATGTCGCGCAGAGACGCCTCCACCTTTGCGCGCTCCGCTTCGTCGAGAGAGTTAACGCGGGCTATGCGCATAGGCATACCGAAGATCTCGCCGAATACGTCCCAGTAGGCCAGCATATTTTTTTTGCTGATACATGAGGGGGCGCACTTCAGTAGCAGGCCGAGGTCTCGCGGCTTGCCCACTTCCACGCACCAGTTAGCCACGTCGCCCTCACGGTAGGAAATGCCGCCGCGCCAGTCGTCGCCGGGGGAGCGCACGACAACCCCATATTCAGGGATGACATGCTTACGCGGCACAAGCTCCACATTATTGAAACGGAGCGGGCCGCCGTCGCGTATGATGTCGCCCAACTGTATGAGGGTCGGCCCCCAGTAGATAGAATCCAGACACAGGCTGAGGAAATCGGCGAACCACTCACTTTGCAGCAGTTCGGTGGCGGCGGTGTTTTCCTTGCCGTTCTGGTCCACGAGGCGGAAATCTTTCTGCAACACTTTGCCCTTGCGCTGGGCGATACAGCCGGAGAGGTGGGCGTCGAGGACGCAATCGGCGTAAATATCATAAAGGCGGCAACGGTTTGGGTTTTCGTAGTCGATAGCCATTTGGTTAGCGGCTCGCCAGTCGGCAATGTCCTTTTTTGTCAGGGAGTCGGACTGCTGCTGGAGCATTGCCGAAATCTGCACCCCCTTTTTGGAGGCGACGGCGCGCGCCAGCGTCTGAAGCTGGGAGCGTGTGGGGCGGCTGAAATAGTCGCGGATGTTATCTAAAAAATTAGCCATTGCGGTGAAATGTCAAGTTAAACGAATATTGCCGGCAGAGTCGAGGCGGAGCGCGCCCGGGGCGGCCAGACGCAGGGAGGGAGCGACAACGCGCAGCTCAACAGTCTGGTAAAAGCGAGTGCCGAGCGTGGGGATAACATGCACCTGGGCGACACCCGGGCGGAATGGCAGCACACGCCCGTCGGGCTCCACTCCGGCAGCTCCGCCGAAAGCCTGAAAAATTACATTTTGAAGCGCACCGGCGGGAAGCACCCGGGCGCGGATATATTGGGGCACGTCGTTGCCAAGAGTGACAACGCCCGGGCTGATGACGCGCAGCCCGTCGGGAATTGGCGCGGCTACCTGTTCGGCACGGTCGGCCACGGCTTCGAGGCGTTGGCGGCTCTGTTCTGTAAGCTCACGCTCGGCATTGGTTGCCGTGGCAGCGTTGCGGGCGTTCTCTGTGGCTGTTTCTGCGGCCCCTGTGGCGGCTTTTGAGGCTTGGGTGGCAGCATTGCAAGTCTTGACCGCTTCGGACGATGTGTCGGCAAGTTTTTGCGCCTGTTCGCGCACCTCATTTGCGGCGGTGTCTGCTTTTTTGGCTGCTGTGTTGGCGAGGTCGGCGGCTTCGGTCGCCGGCTTTTTCAGGATCTCAATCTGTGTGGGGGTAAAGTCGGCCCATGTGAACGGGTCGCCCTTGTCGCCTTTGAGGGCGGCCAACTGCTCCGGCGTGAAATCCTCATAAGTGAACGGCAGGCCGCGGGTGTATGCCGCCAACAGGTCGCACTCCACGACGCCCGGGGAGTCGGTGGCGAACTGCCAGAGCTCTACGCCGGGGTCGGCGGGGTAATATACATTTTGCAGGCCGTCGGGCATAAGGTCGTTAATTAGCTGCAAATGCAGTTCACGGCGCAGCGTGCCCTCACATAAGCCGTGATCCTTGAAAATGACAAGCAGGGCGTCACCGTCGGGCAGGCAATTTTTATAAGCGTCACCGGAGCGCGAGGCCGTGAAAGTATGGCCGTGCTTAACTGTATATGTCAGCACAAAGTCCACCCCGTCGGGGAGTGGCACGATTTTGCCGGCAGCGTCGCGGAAGCGCTCACGGAGGACAAAGTCGCTTTTGTAGTTTATATGTCGTGTTTCGGTTGCCATTATGTGAGTCTTAAATTACCTTTGCCGTCGAGACGTAGCGCGCCGGAGGCCGTGAGACGGCAACGCGGTGGCACAACATCGATGCAAAGTGTTTTGTAAACCGATGTGTCGGAGGTAGCCACGGCATTGACATAAGAGCGGCCGAGACGCAGCGGGGTGATGAAGCCGTCGGGCGAAACGTCGAGGGCTTGGTGGTCGCCCATGCAGAGGACAGAGCCGAGGCCGAAGCTGGGGAACAGGCGGGCGCGTATCTGCTGGCGCACGGGATTGGCGAGCGTTACAGTACGGGGCGCGCTGATGATGTCAACACGGAGCGGAGCCGCGAGGCTCTGGCCGGATAGCTGGGAGATGAGCGAGTCGATACGGGCGCGGGCGGCTTCGGACTTTTGGAGCTCCGCGCGTGTGTCGGCTGCGGCAGTGTCAGCCCCGGCGAGCCGTTTGTCGATGTCGGCCAAAATCTCCGGGAGGTTGACCGATAAAAAGAGGCTGACGGCAGCGTTGATGTCGTCGCAGGCTTCAATGAGGCCGCAGAACAGCTCGCCAACCTGACGGGCCGACACGGTTTTAGCGGCCACCGCGTCGCGTATGGCCTGAGCTTGAAGCAGCAGCGCGGCCGTGTCAAGCTGCTTGAGGTCGTTTTGGGTGAGTGGTTCCATTTTGAGGGATTAAAAGAGTTAAGAGAACACCTCGTCGAAAGGGTCCTGAAAAATTCGTGTAAGTTCGTTTTTGCTCTGAATGTTGAGCGGTCGGCCGGCGTTAAGGTCGGCGATCACTTCGTCGATTTTGTCAACCACAATGCCGACGTTATCGGGGTCGAACTTCTGGGCGACAGGCGGGCGGCGTGTTCCGGTCTGGTAGAGCAACTCCAGATAATCGGCGCGGGGTATGTCGGTGGCAGGGCTGATGTGTTGCACGGCATAGGCCGAGCGGACAGCCGGGGCCACAACGTCCTCGAGCTCAAAGATGAGCGGGAGGCCGTCGGCGAGTGTGGCCGTTATACTGATGTCGTTGCGCTGAGCGAGGGCGAACACACCGGCGACCGAGCCAAGCGCGATAACTGCGGCGTCGAGGAGTGTTTGACGGTCTGAAACAATAAACTGCATAGGCTAAGAGATTATAACCACCCCGTCGGGGGATAGTGTGAGGTTAGAGACAGGGAGGCCGCAGGCTTGCAGCATTTTTTTAGTGTTGCCCGGCCAGAACGGGTCGGGAGTGCCGGCGAGCATTAGGGGCGCTTCTGCACCGAGGAGGGGGTGTTCCTTGATGTCGCCGCGGAGGGAGCGGATGACAAATTCAGCAATGAAAGAGTCAGCCGGGGCGATGAGCGCGCCGGAGGGTGCGACAAGGAGGTCGCCGGTTGTTGTGTCTATTTGCAGTCCGTTCATTGCTTAATTTTTTCGTTTTCGTAATCACTGCGCTTTGTCAGCAAAAGGGTGTCGGCGCTCCAGTCGGCAGCGGCAGTTTTAAGAGCTGCGCCGCCGTCCTGAGCAACAGGGACCCAACCGGCCATAATACCCTTTAACTTGTTAATCTCGTTTTCGATTGTGTTAAGCCGCTTTGTGAGGTCGTCGATTTTAACAAGGCCGTTGAGTTTGCCACCGTTAAAAATTATATTGTCGGCGTTGATGTTGGCGGACATATTGGCGGTTTTAATACGGCAGCCGTCAGCGTCCATGACGGCGGAGGTGTCACCGATGACGACTTCGGCCTGTTTTATTTTCTCAGTGCTCAGAACCACCCCGGCGGCACCGTCTGCGACGAAGCCGACAATAACAAAACTGCCAACTTCCGGATAAAGCCAAAAGCCGTAATTCGCGCCCTGATTTGCTTGGAGATTGACACCGAGCAACGGGGCGCCCTCATTAAGCGGGGTGCAGTCGATTGTGCGGGCTTTTTCGTCCACGGCGTCCACGGTGCAGACCAGCGCGACAGTCTCGCCGTCGGTCTTTGCCAGTTCTCTGATGATATTTCGTAAATCTGCCATAACTGTTTATTTAGTCGCCGACACGCAGCCCGAGCGTTATTTCCTGACGGTAGCCGGACGTGCCGTATTTAATTACATTCTTTTTGACCTGATAGACTCCGGCTTTTTTGCCGTCGATAATTAGCCCGATAGCGTCGAGGCAGTCAACAAGCGAAGCCCCGAAAGTCGTAAAAGAGCCGGTGAGGCCGTCGCGTTTAAGGCGTTTAATTTCCTGTTCGGCCCACGCCTTTAACTCGCTTTCGGTTTTGTTGTAGGTGTGGAGCGTGCGGTGTTCGCCGTCGGCGTCGCCGACCTCAACTTTGATTTTTTTATTATCCGGCATAAGGCTGACCGCCTTAACGCGCAGGCGCATATTTTCAGCCTTTTGCTGCTGGAGGCTCTGGTCTGAAATGATGTTAAGCCCGGTTTTGAACACTTGCGAGGGGGTGGAGTCGCGTTCAAAGAGCACACCGCAGTAAAGCACCGGCTCGCCGTTTTCATAGCGGAAAAATGAGCGCACGCCCTGTTCTGACAGTTTGCCGAGCAGAGAGGCCACGGTGTCGGCAGTGACGCGATAGGCACCGAGCGACTGCTCCCCCATGATGTTGAGCCGGTAAGTAATGCCCTGATCCTTGAGCAATGTTTCAAGAGTTACGGAGCGGTAAGCCTTTTTAGCAGCCGGCATTTGTTTGAGTTTGAACATATCGTCCTCGCACGTTATGACAATGGGCGTTTTGAAGCCCACGTCACGGACATAGCCGACAAATGCAAGCTGTAAATTATCGTCGTAGCCCAGAGATATGCGCACGGAGTCGCCACGGCGCACAGGAATGTCAGCCGAGCCGTCCCACCTCATTTTTTTAGGCAGTGTTATTTTGGCTTCGGTTGTCAGTTTTTCGGTGTCGCGTGTAATTTCAACGGCGGTCACGAAATCAAGCGACCACGAGCGGTCGCCGGAAATCTCAACTTTTGCGCATAACTTAAACATGGGTTAAACGGTGTTTAATGGGCGTTAAATGGTTTTACCAGTCGTAACGGCTGGGCTTCATGGAGCCGCAGCGCACAGGGTTGCGGAGGTCGTCGCCGGAGCCGTCGGGGGATTGATAGACCGGGAGATCCGGGGAGGCTTTGCCGGCCTGAATATCGCGCAGCCACTTTATAGCGTCGTTATAGAGGCACTCGCGGCGCTCATGGCCCATACTCTGCGGCAGGCGGTGAACCATGAGCCACAAGGAAATATTAACGGCACACTGCACAAGCATAGCGTTACGGCAGCAGCCGGAGGCCGAGAGGGCGCGGTCTATGTCGTAGCGGTGGCGGAGATAAGAGCCGATTTGCTCAAATGCGGCTGCTTCGGCTCCGGCGCGCACCTCACCATTTTGGGAAATGACGCGGAACTCGTAGTCGTCGCACACGGCGCGGTAGTCGTCTATTGTCAGGAACATGGGCGGGAGTTTTTAGAGGGTGGGAACGCCACAAAAATAGCCTGCTGCTGTATTTTTTCGGGAGTGACCCCGACGAGGCGGCGCTGACGGATCAAAGTTTTCACGGCCTGCATGGAGACACAGACCGGGCGTTTGTCCCAGACGACAACAATAAATTTTTTGCCATAGGTGGCGGCGTCGCGTCGCGCCTGTTTAATGGCGCGATTTTTGCGCAGGTCAAAGAGGCGTGCGCGGAGATAGTCGAAAATTACCATGATACATTTTTAGCGTTTGGCCTCATGCCAATGGAGACCGAATTAACAATATTTCGTTGGCGCGTGTCGCGCTGTAAAATCCATATAGCGCCCTCGTCGGCGTCGGGGCCGTCGTCGTGGCCGCGCATACCCTTTTCAAAGGCAAGGGTCTGGTCTATGCCGGCGAGCATGTCGGGGTCGTCGCGCTGTGTCTCGTCGTAAGTGACGAAGCTGCGCTCCCACAGGGGGCTGACCGCTTCCACGCGCTGAAACTTGTCGGGCTTTCTGCGCTTGTCGCCGGTAATGGGTAGCTGATAGCCGCGCAGTTCGCCCTCACGTCGGAACTCGTCGAGGATAGTGTCCTGCATAAAATTGGCTTCCATGTACCAGCGCACGGCAAGATTTTGCGAGCGCGCCCAGTCAAAGAGGTCGTAACACCAGCGGACCATCTCAGCCACGGAGCACTGACGGACAAAAGCGCGGAGGCACCAAAGGGAGGTTCCGGCTTTTCCCCAGAGCTTGGCCGCCTTAAAGTCGTTTTTTGTCGAGCCCTTGAAGCTGGGGTCGATATATAGCACCAGTTCTGAGAACTTGGACCAAGCCGGACGCTTGCCCCACCGGATCCAGTCGTTGCGGAACACCGCACCCTCAATAATGGGGTTATTCATGTATTCTTTTTGAAAAGCGCGATAACCGGCCACGTCCTCAATCTGGCGCACTTCTTCCGGGGTCCATTTGGAAGCCCACGAAATAGCGCCGTTACGGTCGTAGATGTTGACCGTTGTAACCTGCACGCTTTTGATGTCGCACCACTTGGCGAGCACTGAATTTTTGGCAATGAGGTTGCCAACCATGATAAAGCGGCCACGGCCGCCGTCGAGAGTACCGAACAGAGCCGAGCGCACCCAGTCAAAGAGCTTTGAGACGCGGGCGGGGCTTTCGCACAGCTCGTCGTCGTCGAGGTCGTCGATCACGATGTAGTCAGGGCGGTGGGAGCGGTAGCGGAGGCCACGCGGCGACTGACCGCGGCCACGGGCAAAAAATGCCACTTCCGAGGCTGTGACAAACTCACCGTCCTGCCAGTTGCCGGCGTTGTACTGTTCGCCAAAGTCGGCGATGTAACGCTGGTTATATTGTAATTCTGCCTGAATGTCGCCCAACAGAGTTTTAGCGTTGTCCTCAGATTTGCCGACGATAACCATAACGTTAATTTCGCGGCGTTCCTGACACATTAGCCACATGGGGACAAATACGTCCATATTTGTTGACTTTGCCGCGCCGCGGTGCCACTTGAAAGCCCCTTTGAAATTGCGGTTGCTTTTAATTTTGTTAGCCGCGTCGATATGGAACGAGGCGCAGGGCGTTGACTTGCCGGTCTCCGGGTTAACGGTCCAGTGGGGAAAGTAATAATCCACAAAGGCGGCATAATCGGAGCGCAGGCGCGCAATGCGTTTGAGGCGCTGCGCTGGCGTTTCGCTGATGTTTACAGCGGTCGCGGCCTGCACCGTTTCACAATGCTGCTTCCATTCTTCAATCGCTTTTTTTAATTCCGCTTTTGTCATGTGTTAATAACTTTCCTTTAACTTTTCGGAGATGAAAAGGTCGTGATAATGGTTTATGGTTTTGAGCAGTTCGGGTGTTACATTGGGGTCGAAGCTCATACGGTATTGCAACCACTTGCTGAAAGCCATAAAAACCTCTATAACGTCAACTACTGAGGTTTTTTTGTCGAGTCGTTCAACAGTGGCGGCGAACTTAACGAGCTTGTCAGCACTCGCGGCTGTTTTCTCCGGCGACGGGTCGGTCGCCAAATCTTCAAGCAGCACGTTAATGCTGTTAAGTATTTTGTTAACCAGCTCCGGGCGCGTGATATTAGCAGCGGCGCGCGCCTGTTCCCAGCCCCCGTCGGCCACCCACTTTGTAATTGTCTGGGCTGACACTCCGACCTTTTCGGCGATAGACTTCTGGGGCTCCCCCTGCATAAAGAGCAGCCGGGCGTGCTCGCGCTGCTGTTCGCGTTCTTTTTTAGTTGCCATTCATACGTAATAAAATTTATATGGTTACAGGTGCGACAAGCTGTGGCGCACCTTTTTACGCTGCAAAATTGGCTCAAAACGGCGGCTCAGTAAAAAAGTTTGTAAAAGATTTACACACTTTTTTGGAGGGCGGCGAACAATAGCCAATTTTGCAGCGCTGAACGACTTACAGCCATACACTGCGGCGTAGAGCAGAGGTAGCTCGCCGGGCTCATTCCCCGGAGGTCGCGGGTTCGACTCCCGCCGCCGCCACAACCAATAAGTACAATGACAGCCGGGGCGACCTGAGGCAATAAGGTTTTTGCCGACAAAGACAGGAAGCCCCAAAAGAAGCCGCCCGGGCACGGAGCAACACCCAACCCTCCACCCACCATCGCGCCCCGTGCCCGGGCATTTTTTTAAGACAACAGACAACCGCAATGAAAGAAGTTATAATCTCTACTGAAGCTGTGAACAGTTACGGCACGCGCGTGCTTACTTCGGGCATAGACCTGAGCCAGTACGAGCGCAACCCGGTTTTGCTGTGGATGCACCGTAGGGCGTGGAACGGCAAGGACATGCCGATTGGCCGCATGGAGAACCTGAGGGTCGAGGACGGCAAGCTGATAGGTACGCCGGTATTCGACCAAGCCGACGACTTTGCCAAGCAGATAGAGAGCAAATGGGAAAACGGATTTTTGCGCATGGCTTCGGCCGGACTGGAGCCACAGGAGACCAGCCCCGACCCGGCGCTTGTGTTGCCCGGGCAGACGCGCGAGACCGTGACCCGGTGCAAACTTGTAGAGGTCAGCATTGTGGATATTGGCAGCAATGACGACGCGCTGCAACTGTGCGGGGCAGACGCCAAGCTGCTGAAACTCGCCGCCGGAGAGGATAGCCCGGCACTTCCGTTGTTGACACTCGCAGACACTCCCGACACCCCAGAGGAAAAACCAATCGAAAACCCCAATAATAAAAAAGAGATGAACAAAGAACAGTTACAGCTCCTCGGACTTCCCGAGGGCGCGACAGACGAACAGATCACCGCCGCGCTGAACCTGATGAAAACAAAGGCCGACAGCGCCGACAGTCTGCAACTCGCAGCAGTGACGCAGACCGTGGACCAAGCAATCGCCGACCGCAAGATCCTTGCCGAGCAGCGCGACCACTTTATCAAGTTAGGCAAGAGCGCCGGGGTGGCAATGCTGGCCGACACATTCAAGGCAATGCCGCAGCAGATGAAGCCCACCGACACAATCCAGCTGAGTAAAGAGACAGCCCCGACCCCCGGCGCCGGACAGGCCCCGGCCAAGACCTACAAGAAGCTCGGCGACGTCCCGGAAAGTGAACGCCTGCAACTCCGCAAGGAGCAGCCGCAGGAATATATGCGCCTCTACAAAGAGGAATACGGCCACGACTGCCCGCCCCTGAACTAATAACACCGGACAAACAAAACCAATAACAACACAAAGTAAAAATGACACCTTCAAAATTTATCAAGAGAGTGCTCGGCCTTGTCACTTGCATGGTTATGGCCGTAGCGTTCAATGCAGCCGCCGGGGCGACCTGTGCCGTGGCAATCGGCTGCGCTCCCGAAGCCGGAGCAATCGCCGGCAACGTTCTGGCCCTTGCAATGGGCCACGCCGCCCCCGCCGGAGCGCTCCGCGCCGGAGTGCTGACCGAGATATGGACCGGCGAGATGATCAAAGCGTTCCGCACCGCTCCCGAGGCATTGGGGTGGATGCAGCGTATTCGCAGTTATAACCAGTATGTGAACCAAGATGTAATCCACTTTGTCGCAATCGGAGGCGACCCCGCCGTGCTTGTTGACAACACGACTTACCCCCTTGCAATCACAGCCCTGACCGACGCCGACAAGCCCATAAGCCTGAGCAAATTCAGCACCGAGGCCACCCCCGTGACCGATGACGAGCTGCACGCCCTGAGTTACGACAAAATGGCGAGCGTTCAGGAACGCCACCGCGACGCACTGCGCGAGAAAATCGCCCAGCGAGCCATCCACTCAATCGCGCCCGACAAGCAGGCCACCGATGTGCCCGTAATCAAGACCACCGGCGCGAGCGACGGCACCCGCAAGAAAATGACCTTTGCGGACCTGCTTACGCTCAAGCGTGAATTTGACAAAATGGGTATCCCCGGCAATGACCGCGTGCTGGTGCTCTGCTCCGACCATGTGAACGACCTGCTCGAGACCGAACAGAAATTCAAAGAGCACTACAACATCAACCAGACCGAGGGCAAGGTTTGCCGCCTGTATGGCTTCGACATATACGAATATGACGGCACACCCTACTACACCATGAGCACCGGGGTAAAACTCGCATGGGGTGCGCTCCCCAAGGCAACCGACGCGCGCGCCAGTGTGGCATTTTATGCCGGCCGCATGATGAAAGCCTACGGCTCCACGGTGTTCTATCACAGTGAGGCCAAGAACGATCCCCTCTACCACCGCAGCCTCGTGAACTTTGACCAGTACGGCATTTGTCTGCCCCTGAGCGAGACCAAGAGCCGCGCGGCAATCGTGAGCGCTCCGGCAGGTGCCTAAAACCGTATAAGCTGAATGACGACACTAAAACGAGGAAGCCGCGGCGCCGATGTCAAGACTTTGCAGGATAAATTAAACCTTGCACAGGACGGAATTTTCGGCCCGATAACTGAGGAAGCCGTGCGCGACTTCCAGAAGCGCAAAGGGCTTACCGTCGACGGCATAGTGGGAGCCAAGACATGGGCCGCGCTGGGTGTGGTGGCAGCACAGAAAAAGCGCACCATTACCGACATAATTCTGCACTGCACCGCCACGCCTGAGGGCAAGGCGGTGACAGTGGCAAGTATCAAGGCCGGACACCTTGCGCGAGGCTTCAAGGACATAGGCTATCACTATATAATTGACCTTGACGGCACAATCCACAAAGGGCGTGACGAGTCAATTATCGGGGCGCACTGCACCGGCTTCAACGCGCACAGCATAGGCATTTCCTATATTGGCGGCGTGGATAAGAACGGCAACCCCAAGGACACACGCACAGAGGCGCAAAAAGCGGCAATGGCGCGGCTTGTCAAGGAACTGCTCGGGAAATATCCCGGCGCCAAGGTGAAAGGCCACCGCGACTACTCGCCCGACCTGAACGGTAACGGCACGGTAGAGCCGTGCGAATGGATCAAGGCTTGCCCTTGCTTCGAGGTAAAAACATGGCTCACCACAGTGGGCATTAAACAGTAACAGCATGAATGAGCGGCGAAATAATAACTATCATAGTGTCGGCGCTTGTTGCGGCGATTGCTACCCCCTTAGGGGCATGGGTAGGCCGTAAGCTGGAGCGCGCAAAATACCGCATTGAACTTGACACGCTGCGGGCCGAGATGAAAGACAAGCTCGCCGAGGTCAAGAGTCACGAGCTGGAGAACGTGCGCAAGGCTTCGGACATACTTATGGAGAGTATTGTTCCGCCGCTTCAAGCCGAAATAAACAACCTGAGAAATGATGTGCAGAGGCTTAACAATGCGCTGGAACGCATTTGGAATTGCCGGTATCTTAAGCATTGCCCTGTTAAATACGAGTTGCTGCTCACACCGAAAGGCGGTGAGCGAGAGCCGGAGCGAGGCAACGGAGCAGATGAGCGCCACCCTGCAAAGCGAAAGCCAGAGCGAGGAACAGCACGCGGCGACCCTGACGAGCCGGACGGAGCGGCAGGGGGAGACGGTGACGGAGATTGAGGTCTACGACACCACCCAGCCGACTGACAGCACCACAGGGCGGCCGCCTGTAAAAGCCCGGATCAGACAGCGGCACCGCGAAAACGGCACTGAGGAAAGCCGGGCGACCGAAGCCGGACAGAGCAGCACAGCGACCGAGACGGAGAGCGCGGCCACTTACCAAGGTGGAACGCTTGACGAGGTGACAGTGACGGCCACTAAATCCCCGGGGCTGTGGGAGCGTCTGAGACAGGGCGCGGCGTGGGCCGCGGCAATAATGATCCTGACAGCAGCCGGGTACATAATTTATAAACTCAAAAAACGCAAAACGACATGAGCGACGAGATAAAAGACAAGAGCACTGCTGAAACAGTAGCCGAAAATATGGCCGGACTGGCGCAAGCAGTTGCCGAGGCTTCACCAAAAGCAGAGGAGGCAACGGCCGCAGTTGAAGCCATTGCGTCCACTGGGAACGGCAAAAAGACAAAGGCGCAGGCCACAACCAAAGCCAAGGGCGAGCCCAAAGCCAAGCCCGACACCGGCGGCGCTCTGAAATCGGTAGGGCTTGACGCCTGCAAGCGCCACGGCGTAGCCGAGGTGTGGGTTACATCCGACGGGCAGAGCTTCCCGCAGTTAGGTGACGCCAAGGCACACACGGCCAACCTTAACGATAAACAGATCCTAAACGTAAAAGCAGAATGAGCACGAGCCTGAACATATTGCGCCAGAACGGCAATGTCCCCAAGACGTTGCAGGGCGAGGACCATATAAGCGGCATTATGGCATATCTGCCAAGCACTGAGGTGCCCGACAGCTTCAAGACTGAGCGCGTGCAGCCGCTCAGCACCATAGAGGCAGCCGAAGCCGCAGGCATAACCGCCGACGCTGCAAGCTGGGGGGTGCGTGTGCTCCACTACCACCTGAGCGAGATTTACAGGCTTAATCCCGCCGTAATTCTCTACGTCGGCATATTCGACAAGCCGGCGGCCGCCTACACATTTGCAGAGGTCAAGACCATGCAGAACTATGCCGGCGGCAAGCTCCGCCAGTTGGGTGTGTGGGCCGGTGACAAGGCACTGGAGCAGGGAGACGACCTCACGACGCTGCAAGGGGTGGCCGACAATCTTGAGGCCAACGGCCGGGAGCTGGTGATACTCTACGCGCCCAAGGTGGCGACCGTCTCCGGACTGAGCGACAAACTGGCCGGCGGCAACAAATGCCGCGTGTCGGTGGTAATCGGACAGGCAGGGAGCGGCACCGGCGACGAGCTCTACCACGACAAGGCCAACGCCGCCAAGGCGAGCGTCAGCGGTCTGGGTGTAGTTCTGGGCTTAGTGAGCCGCGCCAAGGTGCACCAGAGCATTGCGTGGGTTAAAGAATTTCCCACGGGTGTGAGTGTTCCGGCTTTCGGCGACGGCACGAAGCTGAACGCGCTTGACCCCGCCGTGGTGCAGAAACTTGACGCCGGGCGTTATCTATTCTTTGTGACACAGGAGGGGCAGAGCGGCAGCTATATGAACGACAGCCACAACATGGACTCAGCCATTAGCGACTACGCCGCGATCGAGAGCGTGCGCACAATGGATAAGGCCGTGCGCGGCATACGCACCTACCTGATACCGGAACTTGGCGGCAACGTCTATGTTGACCCGACGACCGGCAAACTTGCAAGCTACACCGTGAAACATCTGGAGACAGTGGCGGGCCACGCTCTGGAGGACATGGAGCGCGCCGGGGAGTTGAGCGGCTACGCCGTTGAGATAGACCCGGAGCAGGACGTAGCGAGCAGCGGCACGGTTGAAATCGTGATAAAGAACGTGGCCTCGCCCGTAATGCGCCACGTGAAAGTAAAAATCGGCTTTGCCAAATCCGTCTAAGCCGGAGGCCGGCAGCCAATAAATAAACCAGAGCAATACAATGGCAAACGTAATTAACAACGGCATACCCCTGATTAACGGTATGCTGTGCGGCTGGGCCGATGTTGTTGTCCTCATTGGCGGCGTACCCATTACGGGCATTGTCGCGCTGGACTACAACGATAGTCAGGTCGTAGAGAACAAATGGGGTGCGGGTCGCTACCCTGTAGGCCGAGCCAAAGGCAGAATTACCGCCGAGGGCAAAATCGTGCTTTACATGGAGGAAGTGCACGCGCTGGAGGCACAGGCACCCAACGGCCGCCTTCAGGATTTGCCCCCATTCGACATTATCGCGCAGTATCTCCCGGACTCCGGTATAATCAAGACCGACAAGCTGAGGAACTGCCAATTCTCCGAGAACCCCCGCAAGTGGAAAGAGGGCGACACCGGTCAGGAGGTAGAACTCCCCCTCGTTATGTCGCATATTGAACGCAGCTAAAGCCGCGGGCATAAACAAAAAGGGCCGTTAAGGGCTGAGGCTTTTAACGGCCACTTACAGTCAGTTAAACACCGATTAAACACCATTAAACGACATGGAAAAAGAAAATACAACAGCAACCGCCCAGACTTTCGACGGCGGTGTAACTCCCGAACAGGTGGAAGCGTGGAAGCGCCAGCACCGCAAAGTGTGCCGCATTGACATTGTGGACGGCGAGGACACCCATGTGGGCTATTTCAAGCGCCCCGACTTTGCCACAATCAAGGCAGTAACTAAGTTAGCCAAGAGCGACGAGGTGGAGGCCGGCAAAGTGATGTTTGATAACTGCTGGCTTGGCGGCAGCAAGGAACTGCGCGAGGATGCCGTGCTGTTTATGTCAGTGCAGGCACAGCTCGCCAAGGTTCTTAACGGCTGCATGGGGTCGCTAAAAAACTTGTAGAGGCGCACACACTGGCGGAGTCTGACGACGAGGACGGCTTCGCCAAGGGGTGCGCCCTAATCCGGGCCAATCTGAATGTTAACGCCGATAATATAGAAACCGAGGAGGATTGGGCGGCACTCTACGCACAAGCAATATGGCTGGAGAGCTGGCGCAACAAAAATAAAGCCGAGCTAATAGCACGGCTGTTCGGAGACGGAAAGAAGCGTTAACCCCAAGGCATACCAGAGCCGGAATTTGGATTGTGCGGGTTGTTGCCTTTGCCCTTGTTTGTAACCATAAACCAGAAAAAAGAGATAAACCCGACAACCCCGGCAACCAGCATTCCCCAACAAACAATGTTGGCGAGGACTACAAAAATAATATGCAGAAAGTTGCTCATAATGTTACTTGTTTAACTCGCTACAAATATAACAAAAAAATCCGATATGGCAAGCGTATTTGATTATGTTTTTAATCTGAGCGGTAATTTCACGCAGAACATTACCGGCATGACAGACGCGACGGGGCGTTTTTCCGGCGCTCTTACCGGCACGACCGAAAAGATACAAAAGGTTGTGGCAGTGCTTGGCTCATTTGATTATTTCAGAAGCATAGTCCAAAACATGGCCGACGGATTAAACCAAGTAACTGCTGCGGGGGTAAAACTTGACAGCCAAATGCACGATCTCAGCGCCGTGGCCGGTGTTACCGGTGACGGGCTTAAACAGATTGAGACATTCGCCCGGGAGAGTGCCAAGACATTCGGCACCGATGCGAGCGTGGCTGTTGAGGGTTACAAACTTTTGCTCTCGCAGTTGAGCCCCGAACTGGGTAAATATCCGGAGGCACTGCGCAGCATGGGCGACTGCATACAGACCACAAGCAAGCTGATGGGAGGTGACGGCGTGGCCGCCGCGCAGGTGCTTACCACAGCGATGAACCAATACGGCGTAAGTCTGGAGGACCCGACGGCAGCAAGTGAGGAAATGGCGCGCATGATGAACGTAATGGCGGCCGCCGGACAGGCAGGATCCGCAGAGTTACCGGCAATCAGCGCGGCATTACAGCAGTGCGGTATGGCGGCCAAGGCTGCAAATGTCAGCTTTGAGGAAACCAACGCCGCAATCCAAGTGCTTGACAAAGCCGGCAAAAAGGCGAGTGAGGGAGGCGTTGCGCTCCGCAACGTACTGGGTCAGCTCAGCAAAGGCCGATTTGTTGAGAAACAGGCAGCCGAGGAACTGCAAAAGGCAGGCATTGACGTGACGGCATTAGGCGACAACAGCAAGACGCTTAAAGAGCGGCTCGAGATGTTGAAACCTATGCTTAACGACTCCGCGCTGCTGTCAAAATTCTTTGGAGTGGAAAACGCCAACGCAGCCCGCGCCCTTATCCAAGGCACAGACGCGCTGGAAGACTTCACAACAGCGGTGACAGGCACCAGCAGCGCCACCGACCAAGCGGCAATCGTAATGGACAGCTACGCCGAGCGACAGGCGCGAGTTAACCAAAAAATTGAGGATTTCAAAATATCAATATTTCAGGCTACAGGTGATTTTACACTTTGGGCCGGTGCAATATCAAGTGCCGCCGTCCCAATAGCCCAATTATTGCCGTTATTGACTTTAATAGCCAAAGGCATAGGCTCAATTATCGCGCTTAACTGGGCAGGAATGTGGGCGAATGTTGTCGGCTGGGTCCGCTCTGCTGCTGTGAGCTTCGCGCTGATGAACGGCACACTATCCGCAACCAACATGATATCGCTTGGCTTTATAGGCAATATGGGGCGCGCCACCATTGCGCTTGTACGCTTTGCGACCGCCGGAATATTCAACGCCCTCAAAGGGCTGGGCGCGTTAGCCCTTTCGTTAGTGACCGGAGGCACGGCTTCCGCTACATTCTCCGGCATTGCTTCAGCTTCGTTTGGTGCATTTGCCACAAGTGCGCGCGTTGCATGTGCAGCAGTCAGCACCGCAATAATGAGTATCCCAATAGTTGGCTGGATAGCGGCAGCCATTGCCGCCCTTATTGCCATAGGCGTTTACTTCTGGAACACTTCGGCCAAATTCCGCGCCGTGCTAAAAGGAACGTGGGCCGCTTTCAAAGCGATGTTCACAGGCATTAAAGAACTTGCCAAGCAAGTTTTTGGAGGCATTGGCGACCTGCTCAAAGCCTGTTTCAATCTGGACGCCGCCGGAATATCGGCAGCACTCAACAAGTTAAAATCCGGATTTTCGGACTACGGCAAACAGATAGGTCAGGCATTTAACGAGGCATACGACGCCGAGATGAGCGAGGCAGCCAAAAAGGAAGCTGCGGAAAAGAAAAAGGGCAAGACCACAAGCACCGCCACGCCGGCGGTTGCCACTCCGACAGTAACGCCAGCCGTGGACCCTACCGCAGGCACACTGTCAACCGCCGGAGGAGGAAGCGCAGGCGGTGGCAGCGGCTCAGGAGAAGCCGGCGGCAAAATCAAAAATATCACGATAAGCATTGAAAAACTTATCGAAAATTTCACAATTCACACCGCGACAATGGGCGAGAGCATGGACCAGATGAAGGCCGCAGTGCTTGACACCCTTATGGGCGCGCTCAACGATACCCAATTAGCGACAGAATAAAATGGCACTACAATTTCAAGCACCGGGCAACCGCGGGTCGTTCATACCCGTAGCCATAGACTTAGCCGCCGCGAGCTGGGGGCAATATCTGGCTAAAAACCTTGTGCGCTTCAAGCAGGGGCGGCAGGGCGACTCCCCCAATTGGGAGGGGCGCGGGCAAGATATAGCCGAGAGCGGCGCCGGTGTACCCCTTACCGACCGGGGGTGGTGGGAAAGCCGTTTTGTGCTATGCCCTTTGCACCTGAGGGCGCAGACCGAGGCGGGGACGCTGGAGGTTGAGCTTGTGGACGCGATAGCGGCCGTAAGCCGTGAGCGCCGGATAGTGAGCACGGCAATGGCCGGGCGTGACGGCACGGTGAAAGAATACATAAACGAGGGGGACTGGGCGGTTAACCTTGTGGTAGGTATACAGGCGACCGAGAGCGGGCGCATACTTGACGAATACCCGAGCGACGCACTGCGCGAGCTGCGGAAGATTTTGGACGTAAAGGACAGAATCGAGGTGGCAAGCGAGTTTTTGAAGATATTCGACATTACGCACATAGTGGTAAAGAACTATGCGGCGACGCAGACGACCGACCAGAACTACCAAGCCGTAAGCATTAGCGCGGTTAGCGATGAGGCGGTGGAGATATTCAGCAACGAATATAAGTAACAAGCAAGATATTAAACAACCCTTAAAGAGTCAATAAAATGGCATTAAACGAGAAACAGGAGGCGGGGCTGCTTGAACTGCTGGCAGCCTTTGAGAACGGCAAGCGCATAGCCGACCTCGAACCGGCGCAGGGTGAGCCCGGCGCAATGCGCATAGAGGTAATGGACGCGAGCGGCGAGACGCGGAGCATGGAGCTTGAGCGGGCCGTGGCGGAAGCGGGCAACCCGATAGCGGGGCGCTGGTGGGATGACTCGCTGGGCACGCCTGTTGCCGGCGGTTGGTTCGGCAGTCTGGAGGCGTTGCGCAATCTCCCGGCTACGCTGGGGCTTGGCCGCTATCTGGTGACAGACGACCGACAAATGCGCAAACTTGACCCGACGGACTCAACGAGATTTGAGGACGGAAGCCCGGCAGCGCTTGACGGGTCAATGGGACAGTGCATGTGGTGCTGGTCGCGCCCGTGGTATTTCACGACATGGAAAGAGGGCACACGCACCTATATGGCGATCACGTTGAAGCCGCTGGAGGGCCGCAAGAGTTACCGCATACCCGTGGGGGGCACCTCATGGCTTGGCGCGGGCGTAATGGACCGCACGGAGCAGAAGCTGTGCTCAGTGATAAGCGATGATGAGCGCTACCGCGGCGGCAGCGGCACGGCACGCCCGGACACCCACCCCAAAAAGCCGGCGGCAGATACTCCACAGGCTACAATGCTGGGAATGGCCGCGACGGCAATAAGCACAACCAACTTCGGCACCTACGCACGCAAGCGCGGCGAGGGGTGGGAGGCTAACTGGTTTGTGGCGCAGGCGGCCGTGGAAATCCTGCTGCTTGTAATCATGGGCAACAGGAACACGCAGGCGCCTTATTGCGCGGAGCGCGACGCCGACGGCCTGTATCAAGGGGGCTTCGGTGCGGGCGTTACAACCATAGGCTCGGCCAACTGGAACGACTACAACGGCTATTATCCGCTCGTGCCTACAAATGTAGGTTTAGAGATGGGCGACGGCACGGGGCTTGTGCCCTATGAGGTGCCGGCAGCGGAAAACACCGATAATCCGGAGGCCCCGTTCATTACTTTTCAGGTCCCTTGTTTCTTTGGCCTCATGCACGCGGGTTACGGTCATTTGTGGCGCTGGGTGCGCGGCTTGACAATAAGCCAGACGGCGGGCGAGAAGACCGAGGTCTATGTGGCCCCGAGCATGGCGGCGGCTTTCAATCCCAACAGCGTGGAGGGCTTGCTAAAAGTGGCCGAGTGCCCGCAGAAAGAGGGCTACATAAAACGCAAGAGCTGGGAGGGTCTGTGCGGTATGCCTACGGAGGTAGGAGGCAGCTCAACGACGTGGTTCGGTGATTGGCTCTATACCAACGCCGCCACACAAACTGGCCTCCGCGTGCGTGCTGCTGGCGGTAGCGCGTACTATGGCTCGGCTGCGGGTGCGTTTGCGGTTAATGCGAACAACGCGGCTACGGGTGCGTTTGCGAACTCCTCGTCGCCCCTCTGCTTTTTCGTGGAAGATCCCGAAATTGCGGCATAACGAAAACGGCACGCAGCGCAAAACGAAAACGAGCAAGCCGAAAAAGGACAAAGCAGGGCGCCGGAGCCGGAGAGCCGGGGAGGGCGCGAAACGAGAGCACATTGAAATTTTGAAATATCGAGAGTCCCAAGAGCGGCAGGGAGCGGGGAGTCCGCGAAGCCCCCGATCCCGCCGCAGGCGGGCGAAATTTTTTGGATTTTGGGCGGCCTTGAAATAATGGCCGGTTAGAATGTTAAAAAATTGCAGAAAAAGTGTTAAATTTGCGGTGTCAAAAAGGATTTTGACCGGTTGCGACCCCGGAGCAGTTGGCCTCCGCGTGCGTGCTGCTGGCGGTAACGCGAACAATGGCACGAATGCAGGTGCGTTTGCGGTTAATGCGAACAACGCGGCTACGAATGCGAATGCGAACTACTCGTCGCCCCTATACAGGCTCGTAAACAAAGAAACAAGCGACAGAGGGGCCGGACCGTGCCACTTGGCAAAAGATGACAAAAGAGGCAGAGGGTGCCGGTAGGGCTCCGGACGAAAGGCCGGAGTTTCGACAGTTCCTGAAGCGAGCATTGCAGACCCACAAGACCCACAGACCCCATGACCCCAAATGAAACGACACGGCAACCTGCACGCGCGGATCTGCGCGATTGACAACCTGAGGGCGGCAGCCTACAACGCCGCCAAGGGTAAGCGCAACCGCCGCGAGGTGCGGGCATTTTTCGCCAACCTTGAGGCAGAACTGGAGGCGCTGCGCACAGAACTGAGCGCCGGAACGTACCGCACGAGTCCTTACGAAATCTTTGAGAAGATGGAGGGTAAGCGGCGCATAATTTTCAAACTGCCATTCAGGGACCGCGTTGTGCACTGGGCGATAATGCAAGTGCTTGAGCCGATATGGACGCCACAGTTCACGGCCGACACACACGCCTGCATAAAGGGGCGCGGTATGCACTCGCTGCTGACGACGCTACGGGCAGACCTGAGGAACGACCCGGCGGGGACGGCGTACTGTCTGAAAATAGACGTGCGCAAGTTTTACCCGACCATTGACCACGAGATATTAAAAGCCGTGGTAAGGCGTAAAATCAAGGACCCGGAGGTGCTGGGACTGCTTGACGGAATAATCGACAGCGCGGAGGGCGTGCCAATCGGCAATTACATTTCCCAATATCTTGCAAATCTCTACTTATCGGAACTCGACCATCTGCTTAAAGAGGTGGCCGGGGTGCGGTATTATTACCGCTATGCCGATGACATGGTATTGCTTGCAGGCGACAAATCGACGCTACACGGCTGGCTGGTGCTAATTAACGACTGGCTGGAGACGGAGCGGCGGTTGAGCCTGAAAAGCAATTACCAGATTTTCCCGGTTGAGAGCCGGGGTATTGACTTTGTGGGGTATGTGACATTTCACACTCATTGTCTTGCCCGGAAAAAGAACAAAAAAGGGCTGTGCCGCGAGCTCGCGAAGCTGCGGCGGGCAGGAGTGCCGGAAGCGGAAATAATGCTGCTGACCGCGAGCCGTGCGGGCTTCATGAAACACTGCGACAGCAAACACTTAATGAAAACTCTTGATATGAAAAATTTCAGTGACCTTGTGCCCCAGAGTGCGGGCAACCTGACAGGTACCAAGTACCACATCGACCAAATCCTGAACCGCGAAATCCACCTTACAGGCTACAAGGTGGGGCCGTCAAAGTTCAACAGCGACCCGAGTCTCACGCTGCAATACTCAATATTCGAGCAGCTGACCGAGATAGGACCGGACGGCCAGCCGCGCCCCGTAATCGATGACGAGGGGCAGCCGGTAATGGACTGGGTGGAGCATATCAGCTTCACGGGCAGCCAAGCGCTGATCCGGCAGCTTGGCGGTGTGGAGATAACGGAACCGGTCAGGGCTATGTTAATCAAACAACAAATCCCCGGCCCGGGCAAGCGGTGCTTTTACAAGTTTGTCAACGCGCCGGACCAAACACCGAAAGACAATGAACCAGACAGCAAGCTACAAGGAGCGAAAGACGTTTGAAATTTATGATAAGACCCACGCGCTGCTCTACCTGAACGAGCAGCCGGTGGAGATAACCGATGAGGAAAGCGGGGAGACAGTGCCGGGCTACTCATACACGGGAGACATGGCCGACGGCGGCACGCTTGTGGAAGCGTCGGGCGTGACAGCCGAGAACCGCCGCGACAAGTTCGTGGCCGGGCTTATCGGCAAGAGCTACGACATGGACGCACAGATCGCCGTGCTGGCAAACGGCAACGACACGCCGGAGCACGCCGCCGAGCTGGAGCAGTTCGCACAGACACGCGCCGAGTGCAAAAAGGCCGTGGATGAAATGCTGAACCGATAAAGGCGCGCGGCTATGGCACGGACGATCGAGGAAATAAAACAGGATATGACGGCGCGCTTCATGCAAATGGAGGCCGTTAAATCTGCCTACGGGCTGGACGGCTCAAAGGGCTTTGACGACTGTTTCAGCCGTGCGAGTCTGGAGAGCGTTCTGTTCTGGGTATTCGCCGCGTGCGTGTGGGCGCATGAAAAACTGTTTGACCTGCACCGCGCCGACGTGGAGGCGCGCATTGCCCTGCTGGAGCCACACACACTGCGCTGGTATGTAAACAAGGCCAAGGCGTTCATGTGGGACCAGACCGGCAGCGTGAAACTCCAGCTAAAGCAGGACACAGACGTTTACGACCTCAGCGGCCTGACGGACACGAGCGAGGAGGCGCTGGCAAAGTACCGCCCCGTAAAATATGCCGTGGCGACCGAGGACAACACGATTATTTACATCAAGGTTGCCCGGGAGGACGAGACGACCAAAAGCCCCGTGAAGCTGACCGACGGTATGCTCAGCGGTCTGCGCAGTTACCTGAACGAGATAAAGGACGCCGGGGTCTCCGTGGTGGTGCGTAATGAGGAAGCCGACGCGATGCAAATCTCGCTGCTGATATATTACAACCCCATGCTCCTGACCGTCTCCGGCGACACCGGCACACTGACCGACAACAGCGAGCCGATACCCGAGACAGTGCGGCAGGTAATCCAGAACCTACCATTTAACGGCACTTTCCGCAAAAGCGACCTGCTGGCCGCGTTGCAGGCTTTGCCGTGCGTGGAGGTGGCCGACATACGCAGCGTAAAGGTCAAGGCCGGAGACAAAGGAGAATGGCGCGAGGTTGAGGGCTACGACCGGCCATACAGCGGCTATTACAGCATTTTCGACAAAGTGACCGGGCGCGACCGGCTCACGGTAGAGTATAAACCTTATAGCTCCGTCGATGATGTTTGAAATTGATTTTAAGCGACTGGTCGCCCTGCTGCTTCCCACGGTGCTGCGCCGCCCGTTAATCTTCGGGCTGCTGCGCGCCGGAGTGGAGGCGGTGGAGAAAGTCAACAGCGAATTTAAGAGCGTGCGCGCCGGGCACGTTTTCAGGCTTACCCACAACGGGCAGGTCTGTTATTTGCGCGGCGCGCTTAACGAGCGTTTCGGCCCGGGCTTCCGCATTTATGACATGCAGAGGGAGGGCGCGTGGCTCTATGCCGTTACCGAGAGCGGAGAGGGTATCCCGGTAGCGGTGACAGAAGCCGGCAAGGGTGTGCCGGTCCTTTACAGCGAAAGCCGGTTAAACGAGGCACAAAACGACTTCGAGGTCTGCGTGCCGGCGCGATACTGGGAGAGGCTGGAGGAAATAAAAGCGATGGTGGATAGCTACAAACTTGTTACCAAGCGGGCGCATTATCGAAAGATAAGCAACCCCGTGATTGTGACAGGCTGGAGCCGTAACGACATGATAGCAACACTTCAACCTATCTACCTACTTAAAAAATGAAAACAGCGAACTACACCGGCACCCAGACCGCCACGGGCGGCAATGGCAAATATCCGCTTTCAACCGAGACGCTGGACTTCATACAGGAGCAAATCCACCTGCTTGAAGCTCTGGCCGGGATTGGCGGCACTAATTACATACTGCGCCTCCCCGGCAACGGTCTGGACGGGGTGGCTGTAATCTATCACGACCCCAAGACCGACACCACAGCACGCAAGGGAGAAACGGAGCTGCTTTATATCGCGGCCGCTCCCGCATACAGTGCCACGATGAAATATCTGACCGTAAAGACAACGGCGGAGACTGTCACGGCCGACGGTGAAAAATACCTCGAGGCGCGAGTGCTGAGGACCGCGCAGTTCTCAGCCAAAGCGGTTGCAGGTGCCGAGAATTACGCCCTCAGCAGCTTTGCAAATATCACAGGTAGCACCTTTGCCGCGTTCCCGACAAACGCCGCGCTTGCCGCCCAATTAAAGAACGTAGGCCCGACGGTGTTAACCTACCTGAAGGACATACTGGCCGAGAAACTGACCGCCAAGACGCAAAAGGGAGTGACCCGGGAGCAACTGGATAAACTCAAAACCGCGTGCGTTCTGTCCTGTGTTGACAGTTACGCATTTTTCGGCATGACAGCCTACACGGTTGTAGTGACCGAGCAGGGCAGCAGCATGGTGCGGCAGGAGATAATCCAAGGACAGGACCAGCGCTATGTGCGCACGTTCAGCGGCGGGGTATGGGGCGCGTGGGTGCAACAGCTTGAAACGGCCATGCACTTAGACGTTAAAATCGTTGGCAGCACGGTTTATTTGCGTCACGGTGCTTTGCCTGACGACTGCGATATTGTCCTGTTGCGTAAAAAGAAGCGCAGCGCGCGGCGCGCGACCGGTGGCCCTAACTCATACGCCAAGAACCGGGGCAAGGTCAAGAAGCGCCAGCCAAAGCGGCAGTATGTGCATTTTAAGGGTATCAAGCTGAGCAAGGGCGAGCCCGGCAAATGGTATGTGCCTAAATGCGTGGCTGTGACCGACAGGGCGAAAGACGGCAACCTCATAGGCAAGGAAATGCCGACGCTGTGCGCGTCGCTGTTCTATGTCGGAGCCGACGGCATGAACCGCGTGCAGGGGGTCCGCAAAAAATTGATCCTGAAAAGCACCACCAACAAAAAGGGCACGGCACACCGGGCATTTGTTCCCATTGGGGTACAGATAGCACGACTAAAGCCCACGGGTGGAAAGGACAGCGGCGGCGAGATTGTGCGCATGAAATACCGCGTAAGTCAGGAGGGGCACCGCGACCCCAAGACCAAGAAAATAACGTATAGCTGGCGCCGGACATTCTCGCAGGACTGATGACATAAAAAAAGTGGGGTTGAAAAACTCCACTTATGGTCCCCGCGGTCGAAACACATTGTACGCACATCAAGGACAGGTTAAATTAAAACTGTCGTAATCTGTTCAATATCGGTCGGTGGCAGCTCCGGCCACGCGGAAGAGAACAGAAAAGCAAAGGGACCTAAATGATGCTCAGCACCCCATTCAGGAGGGTACGTTGGTTGCAAATGTCGAAAGTCCCCAAAATCGCAGGGACTTGAACGTCGCCTCAGCTAACAAACACTTTTCATAACGGGAACGAGTAAAACGGTGCATTTCGGGCTACTAACGGATTTTTACAGATTTTCTAACTGGGTCAAGATTTAACGTCATTCCGGGAACACCGCAAAGTTAATACTTTTTTTTGAAACAACCAATTAAATACGAGGCATTATGCTGAATGTGTAGGAACTACAAGTGCGCGCCGTTTCCGTTCATGGGGCAAAAGCGCTATTTTCTGCGGGACTTTACCGAGGTCCTGCAACAGGTGGAGGGAGAGATTGACACAGTGGTCGACCTTTTCGGCGGCTCTGGGCTGCTGAGCCATACGGCAAAGCGGGTTTTGCCGGGGTGTAGGGTCGTTTATAACGACTTCGACCGCTATATTGACAGGCTGGCAGCCGTTGACACCACTAACGAAATTTTAGGGGTGATTAAACAGCGTTTAACCGACCTTGAAGCAAACAAGCGGCTATCTGAACAGGAACGCGCCGACGTGCTGGCGATAGTCGAGGACTACACGCGGCGCGGCTACGTGGATATTATGACAATAGGCCGTAATGTGCTTTTCTCTGGCAAGTGGGTAACATCATTTGAGGAATTGACAAAGCACACCATGTATAACCGCGTAAGACCGGGGCTGTATGAGGCTGCGGGCTATCTGGACGGGCTGGAGGTGGAACACATGGACTACCGCGAATTATTCGAGCGTGAGCGAGGCAACAGCCGCGCGCTGTTCGTGCTGGATCCGCCGTATCTTACGACCGAGTGCGGCATGTATCAAAATTATTGGCGGCTGACCGACTATCTGGACGTGCTGCGCCTGCTGGACGGCACAAAGTGGGTTTATTTCACTTCTGACAAGAGCCAGATTGTGGAGCTGTGCAAATGGCTTGGCGACAACTTCGGCGAGTCTGCGCCAATGTATGGCGCCACAGTGAGGCAGCGCACAAACACCCTGAACTATCAAGCCCAATTTAATGACATGATGATAACACGACTCTGACCGACCCACCAAGCGCGGAGGCATAGAAAAAGCCCCCGGCTTCATTTGCAGTTTTCCTACGACATACAAACGACACCCAAAGGGAGAAAGCCGGGGGCAAAATGCCTTTGACTTCCCTTTGGGCGTCGTTGTTATGTGTCGTAGGAGTTGCAAAGTTAATAATTTTATGCTGAATGCCCCAATATGAAGCGTTAAAACTGAGTGGCAAACTGATTGAACGGCTTGAAGCCGTCGGAGTGAGGCCGAGCGATCACAAATATTTGCGCCTGTTCGAGGACTGGCGCGAAGCAAAGCAGAGGGGCGAAAAAGTGGCTTATGTGGTCGCTTGTCTGGCCGACAAATACGGAGTAAGCGAGCGGACTGTTTACGATGTTGTAAAGCGTCTGGAAAGCGACTGCAAAAGCGTTTCAGTATGAAGCAGCGGAGAAATGCCCCAGAACTCACAGAAACGGCCTAATTTCGCGCTGAATGAACAGAAATAAGTATTATGCTATGCTCGGCAAGATATTGCAGCACGGCAAACGACAGAGCAATAAAAAGGGTGATATAATTTATTTGCTCAATGAGCAGCTCCATTTGTCGCCTTGTGACCTGCTGGAGATTTTCGAGGGTCACAATATAGCGCGCAAGAAGCTGCGCAATGAACTTAGCCTCTTTATGGCCGGAGAAAGAGACCTGACAAAGTACAGAGAAGCCGGGATAAATTGGTGGGATTATTGCGGCCAAATTCTCATTAACAGTTATCCAACCTATTTTGAGAAATTGCCGGCTTTGATTGAGCAAATCAACAGGGAGAAGCGAAGCAGCAAAAATTATGTGCTGTTTTTGGGCTCAACAGGAGCGGAGACAAACCAAGCGCCTTGTTTAAGCCTCATTCAATTTCAGCTCGAGGACGGCGAATTGGTTTTGTCAGCTTACCAGAGAAGCAGCGACGCAAATTTGGGTTTGCCTGCTGACATTTACCATTTATATCTGATAGCGCGACAAATTGACGCTCCATTAAAATCTATCACGTTGAACCTTGGAAACGTTCACATTTACGCCAACAACGTAGAGAGAACGCGCGAACTTTTGGCCGGAAATGAAGCTGTGAGGTTTGACCTGAATGTCTGA